ATATCCAGACTTCTATTACTTGTATGATGATGTATTGAGATTTGAGGTAGAAGAAGAGTACACAGATGTATTCTTACAAGGTGAGGGATATTAATGGCTAAGAAAAGTTTTTGGGAAAGATTAGGTATTGCTTGGGCATCACAGAGTGAGGATAGTGATGTACAAATGTTAATAGCAGCACCTGAAGCACAACTAGGATATAACTTAGGTCTTATGTTACATGGTTTCTTTTCTAACTTACCTGATGATTTAAGACTAGAAGGACTAGCCGTATACCCACAAACTCCTGAATCACAACTAGGATTTAGACTAGGTACAGGTTTAGCAGATGGAATATCAGATTTTAAAAAAGGTGTTGCTTCTGTAGAGACAAGGTCTCTTGATGAAATAGATGCTGATAGACAAGAAGCAGCAGGTACAGCACCTGAAACAGTACAAGATTCTATTATTGCATATACAAATAACATAACTCAACAAGTTGGAGAAACTTCTAGAAGAAGAGTGCAAGACGAAATAAAACCAAAAACTATAGATGAATTAAGAAAAGCTGCGTTTGCTGAATACGAATCTTCTGGTGATACAGACAAATTGTTAGAAAATTTAGGTGCAATAGATTCAGCAGAAGATATAGAAAGACAAATACAAAATGCAGAGTACGCATATGAATCAGCATACTTTTATGGTAATGAAGCTGGTTATTATGGAATAGATAGTGCAAATGCCATACAAGATTTACAAGCTTCAGCAGGTAATGATAACTTAGTACCTTTATATAACGTAGGTCTTGAACAAACATTTTTAGAAAACATACCACCAGAAAGAGTTATTGATTATCAATTAGCTTTAGTACAAGCTGGATTTTTAGACCCAGGTAGTTTTAATCCTGGTGATTATGATACTGCAACTCAACAAGCAGTTATTGCATCATTTAGTTATATGAATCCTAAAGCACAGTTTGGTATAGACAGTAACGATTTACAAGAAATAGCTGCTGCATCTGGTGGTAACAATCAAGCATTCTTAGGATTTATTAGAGATTATTATTTAGATGGATTAGAAGATATATCATGGACAGAAACAAATCCTATATCACAAGGTCCTTCTATTATAGCTTTACCTAGACCTGAGTTATTAAGACAACAGATAGATACGGCTGTTCAAGGTTTAGTTGGAACAACACCTAATGATACTTTATATTATGGAGTTCAAGATTGGGCTAATGGTAAAATTAGAGAGTTAACACAAGACTTTGAAGAGAGTCAAAGACTTTATAGAAACCAAGCTCGTATGGCACAAGAAGATGCATTACGAAGAAAAAAGTTTGGACTACCTGAAAAAACATATGAAATTACTGCAGCAATGACTGAAGCTGATATTTCAAGTTCTTTTAACGCTGGACTAAATCAATATGTTAGGTCACAGTATGGAGATTTAATAGAACAAGGGCAAGAAGAATCAGCATACAAAAATGGAATTGCAAGATTAATATCTGCATTTAGTCAGAGATAATTTATGGAACTGACTGAAGATTTAATAGAACACATAGAGGATTTAGAAGGCAAAAAGTTAACTGCGTATCGTGATGTTAATGGTGTGCTAACAATAGGATACGGACATACTAATGCAGCAGGTTCTTTTAAATTTAAAAAAGGTGACACTATTACAGAAGAACAAGCATTAGAAATACTTCAAGAAGATTTAAATGAAGCTGAAAGTTTTGTAGAACAGATGTTAAAGAATAGAAACTTGAACGTAACTAACCAACAAAAAAAAGACTATATGGCATTAGTGTATTTTAATAGACCTTGGGCTTTAAGGGATACAATGGAAATAATTTTGATGCTATACGTCCTAGTCAGTTAGAAGTTTATCAAGAGAATAGAACTGAAGAAGTTCCTGAATGGTTTCAAGAAAGAATAAATAAAGAGATTGCATACTTAAATGAATTTGATGACCCTACTGAAACAGGGGGTAATGCTACTGATACGAAAGAACCTATAACAATATACTTACAAGGTAAGCCACAGTTAGTAGACCCTAACATAGCTGATACAATTGTTAAGAATACTGAGTATACATATGAACCATCAGGAGTTTCTAATTTAAGAAGAGAACAAGCAAAATATAAAGCTAGAATTAAACTAAAGAATTTTATGGGAGTAAATAGTGAATGAAGACGATTTAAAAGATAATCCTCCTTTTGATGCAGAAACACAAGCTGCTTTAGATGAAGAGCAAAATGAATCTACAGCTATACAGTATAGTAATTACACAGGACATTCACAAAAACCTACACCTGAACAAGTTTATTATGATGGTAATTTTTACTATTGGTTATGGGATATATCCTCTACACTTGACCAATCAGAAGGTACAACATGGTTAACATACAATGCTGGTACAAGATATAACCCTAATGGTTTTAATGATACACCTACTGGTGAAAACAGAACAGGACCTCAAGCTGTTACTACTCCACCAGGAACATTAGTTGGAGAAGAATTACTAGATATAAAACAAATAGATACAGCTTATAACTTATTAGATGGTTGGAATCCTGGTGAAACTTTTGAAGAAAGAATTGCTTTATACGAAGATGTAGCACCTTTCTTTTTTGACCCAGTTGTAGATGAAGAAGGTAATGTAGATTATCCAGGTATGGAGTTACTCTTTGATGTAGTTGTAAATGGTACAACACTTCAACCTAATGACCCTCGCCTTATGGCAATAAAAGCTCCGTACACAAATGAAAAGATAGAATATTTAAACGCTTTGGGTAAGTCAGGTTACACAATATCAGGTAAACCAAATCAGAAGCTATTAGCTTTAAGGACTACAAGAGCTTCGCAATTAGATACTGCGATTACAGGTCTTGGTTTAAATCCTAATGATTATAAAAATAAAAATCCAGAAACATATGCATCATTTTTAAATACTGCAGTACAAGGTGATATATCTGCAGGACTACTTAAAAATTTTATTGGATATGTAGAGGGAATAGATGGTTATGAAATATCAAATGAAGATATTTTGTATCCACTATTTAGTAGTGTCGCAGATAGATTAAGTGTAGATAGTTCTGGATTAGATTTGTCAGATTATATATTTAATAATAAAGCACAGGCAAGAGGTACAGAAATACTCGGTGCTGGTGTATATAACGATTTGGGAGATTCGGAAAAGAAGAACATTGCTACGTTGTTTGCTACTGAAGGAAAAGAAAGTGTTGATGAATATTTACAAAATATATTTGATTCTAATCCTTTGTTTGAAAAGTATGCAGGTAAAGGATTAAATTACCAAAAGATAGCAGGTCCATATGTAAAACTATATGCTTCTATATTTGGAGATAATCCAGATGAAACAAGTTTAGATTTCTTAGAAGAATTTAATAATGACTTTCAAGATGCTGGTAAAAACTTTAGACAAAAAGCGTATGATAGTAATAATAAATTCTTTAGTTATAATATTGCAAGTGAGATGAGCAAGTCTCTAGGTGGACCAGTAGTTAGGAGCATGTAATGGTAGAAGTTTATAGAAAAGATTTAGAAGGTTCTTATACAGTAGA